TTTCCATTTTCTGTGTCAATACCATTTGGATCCCAACCATTCCAATATCCTAGTCCCTTGTCGCGAATCTGGACAAGTTTAGCATTATTAGGCCCCTCAGGACCAAAAATGATATCGGTTCTGTGAAGAATATACCTACGACTGAGTTCGCGTATGGATTTTGGTGATTCTCCAAAGAACACATTCATGGTTTGATCAGCCACTGCACCCGTGGATGCAATGGGTTGAATGGGGTCGGGATTAGTGGGTGCGTCAGTAGCACCCTCAGAAGTTCCGGCAATTGCCGCAGCATCAACAACTCCTGATTGCGGCGTGTATTTCTGCAACGCAACAGGAGTAGGGAAGATACTAACGGACTTCATCTGTGTTGGACTGGGTTCCCCAAATTTAAGATCGTCACACGCGGAAACGAAAACATTAAATTGGATGGGTGTATCTGTAGATGGGGCTACAAGATTATTAACCACGTTCACTTCAAGTACGCCATTGTAACGGTTTGCGTTATCAAGAGGTAAACGGGATGTGTCACTATATAGCTCAGGGGTAAGAGCAATAGCTGAAGTTTCAAGGAAGGGAAGTGACTGACCCCACCCAACAACAATCTCGAAGTCATCACATTCCGCAATGTCAATGACACGACTATAAACTGTGTTATATTGAATGTCGGCACCATGTGCTCGAGGATCCCAGCGGATCAATAATTTACCTTTATGAAAAGCGGACTTAACAATTTGGAAGCGGTATTTAATTGACCCTTGCCATTTACCAAAAGGTACTGCCATAAATGACATGGGCGTAGGGTGAAGTTCATCTCCTTCAACCCTATACAAGTTGGGTGTGACACGGCAATTCCAAAGCAACGTGTCAGGTCCTTCTTGTGAGTTCATAGTGAAAGACGTTAGGTAGGATTCGCGTTGGCAAAACCGACCAATGTCCATTTGGTCCTCTCCATCCAGTCCAACAGTACGTGAATCAATTGTAAGCTCTTGTTTGGAATCTAGAGACAATTTCATCACAGCATCAGCAGCATCGGTATTGGCAAGATTGCCTGCTGGGAGAGGTTTTTGTTGCACAATATCTGTAACAATTGGTGGTCGCGAGTACCCCCAATGTGTGGCTAGGTCCCCAATTCCCTTGGCCACCATTTCCGTCGCCCTTGCGTAAGGAGCGATAGTAGGTACAGATTTTAAGGCTCCTGCTGCTTGTGCTACAGCAGAAGCTGGGGCTGAGATGATGCCCTTACCATATTCATCACCTGCGTTCATTCGACCTGATTGCGGTGTGTAGTTGGCTGCGGTAAGAGCGTTCTCAGACGTTGGCATGGTTAGCACAACGTCAGATGCCCAAGCATAGATGGTGATTGTTACTGGATCATCACCTCCATTGGCATGTTGCAAGTTGCCAAAAGACTTGATGGCAATCTCACCTAAATCATCCTTATCAGTGGAACTGAGGGAGATATAGTTTTTGTGCCAGAAGAAAGGAAGGTCCAGTTGTCCTCCGGAGTTAGTTGTCGGATTAAGGAAAAAGTGCGGTTTCTGCGAGGCTTGAACCAGATCTGCCTGCAAGAAATTCCGTTGGATCGTCACTTGATCATAACCCGAATAAGGATTGTAAGAAGACAAAGCACGACCGTAATGAAAGCCAGTGCCAGAAATAACCATCTTGACGTGAAGTTTGCTTCGGTAAAGTTCAAAATTGGCAATCTTCTCTGCGACACGTGGATCGTTAAGGAAAAGTGACCAGGGGTTGAACTTGTAGAAGAGAGGTTGACCGACAGACCAGGGTACCTCAGCGAGTCGAGTTGGTCGTCCAAGAAAAGAGCCCAAAGCGGAATCTGAGTTGTTGCCCAAATTCATAGTTGCATCGCTTCCTGCTCCGATCGCGGTTGTCCATCCCGGCTGTTGTTCCTGGAAATTGGTAATTTCCTCTGTCATGTTAGCAACACCCTCTTCCTGGATAGTTCCAAGGGCGCCACTTTGTGGAGTATATTCTAAGACTTCCTCAGGGAAAGCTTCAGTCCATGCTTGATCAATGATGTCATAGAAATATCCTGTAATGTTTTCCAAGGTTTTAGAGACCCTGGGCTCTGAAAATAGTGTGAATATTTTACTAATGCGCTTTGTTATATAAGGGTCAGGAACGTGCATCATCGCGCCTGCCTATTCATGTTTTGTTTGTGGGGCTATGAACCACTGCCACTAAAAAGTGACTCGCATGTTCGCGTCATTATTAATGTACTAAAGCAGTCTGCAGCTGAGGGAACATTAAACCTCAGTTATACACCTGTAATCAATAGCACACGCCGTTTTGGTTTCTCCTTAGAGTAGCGACGACGTTACGGTAGCGCCTCCGGACAGTTTTAAGTCATAACGGACCGGGCTTCCTCCTTAAGCCCAATGAATAGTAGCAATGTCGAGAACATCTACAAACTTCTCCGGGAACGTAATTTCTCCTTGAACATCCACAATTTCGAAACCATGTTCCGTAAAAGTCATAGAATAAACAGTGTGATCAGGTTTCAAAGCCTTCATTACTCTGCCATATCTCAACGCTTGCTTAATAACTTTTTCTGCGAAAGAGGGGTGCCTCCCTATGACCCTCTTGCATTCAATGACCAAAATCGTCTTCTCAGAACAATACAACAAATCACCAGCACCGAACCTTTCATCAATAATAGTATACTCTTCAGCTAAGGGTTTTCCCAATATACCCTTAACATCCTGAACCAATTCATCCTCAGTTCCAATAGGTTTTGGTTCTTCAATAGTACTCATGGAGCATACAGTGTGTTCCCAAACATCCAAGGGGACACTCTTTCGGTACGCTAGAATGAGCTCACACGCCTTACACCTCAAACCAGCAACTTTAGTTCCGAGAAACTTTCCTGAGTTGTAGAATTTTCGCAAGTCATCATCAGAGTATGCAGATAGCTTAATAACGGACACCTTAAGCCTTGCACTCACTTTTTCCCCACGATAAATCTGATGCTTGGAATTCATCAAATCCGTTACCCCAGGACAACTCAATTCTCCACTCTGAGGTTCATACTTCTTCTTCCAATCCTCAACATGTTCATCATAAGACTTTTCAAGATAATCACTAACGATTCCAGCCTTGCTGGCAACCTTCAACATCTGTTCTTGTCTCATTTCAAAATGTTTCCTTCCATAGAAAAACCATTCTCTCATGGCGCCTTCAAGATTAGTTTTAGACACTTCAAGAGGAGATTCTGCTTTGGATTCCAAGATCGAATGTAAAGATTTAAAAATGCTGTTTTCATCCAACTGCCCAACATATACACCCAAATCCGGGTTGAAGCAATCTTTACGTTTGAGGAAATCGACTTCGAACCTATTCATAAAAGCAACAGGATCAGAAGTCTTGTCAGGCATGGTAGCCTTCATGTCATGACGTGCGAGGTAATTAGCCATAGAAATGTGATTGAAGTCATCGTAGCCTTCCATTTCTGAACCTTTGGCATCATCGCCATACATCATCATATTGCACAAATCACGGAAACGAGCTGGCCTACCCAAGCCTAATTCCTTACCAATCTGCGCGCGTCTTTCTTCACCATAAGCATCATTGAAAGCGAGCCGATGCAAAAGTGAATTCACAATGGAATTAATGTACACTGTCATGTTCTGGCCTGATGGGTTGGTTCCCATAAAACGCATCAAAGTACCGTTATATGCCACAAGAGGAGTGCAAACCTCAAAAGCAATAACACGCATGCGTTGTAGATCAATTTCAGTGTAATTTCCCGTCATCTCAGCAAACTGGATCATGACTTGAAATGCGGCCAGTGTCAACTGTTCCGGCATTCTCAGGTCATATTTAGAATAATCCAGAGCCAAAATGCGATCAGTACCATGATGGGCCATAAACTCGCTGAGTTCATGCCATTCCGGTCCATGGCTGTTAATTCCGACAGCACATTCAGCCACAAGAGGATTAGCTGATAAGAAACGAGCAATAGGCAAAAAGTACGTGCGAATGCCAATTTGCAAGAGGATGGGTGCAGCTTCAAACACCCTAACCTTCGTCTTGTCAACTTTCGTGGGTTCATCCTTGAGAGACGCATTGAAAATCTGATTTAAGGACTTGTTTTCATCTGCCATCTTCAACATAGCTTCATATGCTTCCCAAATCTCAGGCACAAAAGTCCTGGGACAAGCGTGTTCATCAGTGGGCTCCAAGTCAAGAACAAACGATCTCTTGCTCTTAAACAAAGGGAAACCCATTGAAGTCGACATTTTCATAGAATCAATAAACCTCTTTCCATCAATACCCGAAACAACCTGGGCACGATCCAATGGTCGAATTTCATTTTTCCAACATTCCTCCATGTTCATGTATACTTCGATCAGTCCTGATGAATAATCCTCCATAGCTACTTCCACTTCAGCAGGATCAAAACCGATCGATGGTTTGCTACAAACATCCAATGTCTCAAACCAGGGCTTCCACGTTTCCCGATCTTTCTTGGCACCTGTAGGATCCTTAGGTGCTTGGAAACGGGGTGGTCCCCATGAATTTCCAACGCCAGTCACTTGCTCCACATATTTTGAGATGGGTGTTTCAATAACTGCTGATTTATATGTAGAGCGACCAATGACAGAACCATAAACTTCAACTGCAGCATCCTCCTTATCAATAAAATTAGTGGGACATTTAGGGTGGATGTCCGGTGATGTAACAATTTTACGACCCATGTAATCATCTTCAATATCCTGCGCCTGTGGTCCACACATGAAAGATGAATTACTAGCATACAGTTTACGCGAAGCTTCCTCGAAATCACTCCTTATCGCGGAAACTCCACATCCTCGTTCTGTTCCTGTCACGCCACCAATATGGAAACCAACTAAGTCCATGCGTTTTCCATTGCGAATGATTGGTGACATACACATCCCTGGGAAAGTCTTCATACTCGAAAGACGATAGTGCGAACCAGGGAAGGACATATGTCCATTATTAACCTCACTTACTTGATTCCATGTCAACGAATCTGTAAATTTCTCTCCATTGTATTTTTTGCCATAGATCTTGCAAACGAGAGGATGAGTATAATAAGTATCAGGGAAATAAGCGGCTGTATCCCTGAGAGGACCGGTATTGGGTACGTAAATGAGAACGTAATCTCCAACACCAATGGGTTGAGCGTATTTAGGGTTGAGTACAAACTTGATTTTACGAGAGCAATAATCGATGGATGCCTCCATGATCTCGGAAGGCAAAAAGTGGTGAGGAATTACTACTTCATTGGTACGGTACATAAAACAACCAGTGTACTTAGAACCCACAGTCATAACACCAGTAATCTTATCGATAGCATATTCTACCTGATTCTGGGTGACGAATGACTTTTCCGGAATAACGACCTTAGGCTTCGCCCTTTCTGCCCAAGGATCCGCTTCCGAATCACGCTGCTGAATATCGGTAACAGAGCGGGGGTTCAATGAGCCTTGTGCGCTAAATGACTTACGGAGAGCCTTAATGACCTGGGCAACTCCATAAAGAACACTTAACGACGCCAAAAGCCCACATGCATAGTGAACATGCTTATCTCGTGCAGACATAAAAGCAGCATGAAGGCTGCCATTTTGTGCAACAATGGCCTGGAAATAAGCTTCTTTCTTTGCTTCCACAATACATCCATAATAGCAAAAGAAAAAGGCTACAAAACCAAAAGCAACGAGACTCGCAAGTGTACTAGACAAGGAATAAGTTAAGTACACGACGACAAGAGCTACAAAGACATATTTCTTCACATAGCTCGCAACACTCTCCTTAATGTAATCAGTGCCAGCGTACAGAATAGCTTGCTTGACATAGTCATTATCAAGGAATTGAGTAGGAATCCAGTTCGTCCAGAGGGTATAGGGCGAATCTTCCAACCGATTCAACATTTTCAACAGATGAGTGACAGCATAGTCCTCCGCCTTCGTCTGAACTATGTTTGAATGATAATGAGCGCGAACACGCAGACTGTCAGTTTTAGTCTTGACAACATGCGCAATACGCTCACCAAAGTGTGGCTCAACCTCACACTTACACTCGTGAGTCAACTTATCACATTCACTGCAAAACTGGATAATATTCGATGGTTCCTTGAATGAATCCACAATAATGTCTTGCGAGTGAAAGTGATGTCTGCTTTGCTCAACCATTAAGCTCAAGAACTTATGGATTGAGATATTAGAATGTACAATTTCCCAGTTATTAAAGTTTTGTTTATCGAAGATTGGTTTCTTGACATCAATCAACCAAATGTCATTAACTTCTTCCAAACTTCCAAATTCATCGATAACTTTCTGTGAATCCAACATCCCATCGGTGGTATATTCGGGACGTGTTTTTAGATCCACATGTACATGTGCTCGACGCAAAACAGATGCCTGATTATAAGAGGTAATACCAGCATGCAAATCCTCAACGTTGGTAGTAATTGTGAGGCATGCGGGCTCAATAGAAACTTTACCTTTATTTGCTAGATCAGCCATGACCGCGGCTTCTCTAATGTTATTGCAAATCTTAATAATCCAATCCGATGGAGCAGTTTCCCAGAATGCGGAGCGAGTGTTACCATAATCGTCAATCTTGATTCCAGTAACATACGAGCGGTAGGTATTCATGTGTTTATCCTTCTCATTTAAAGTCACAATGTAGTCGGATGTACAAGGTTTACCATTCGCTTTCAATACAGTAGCCATGGTCAAGTCGGCAAAAGTTGACTTACCAACACCTGAGCCACCGTAAATCTTAACACAAAAGGGAGCCTTCCTAAGACCTCCCTTAACACGGAGTGCTGCAAATTCGGCACTCATCTTGCTCAATGCTTCCCATTTGGTCTGAACTATCTTCTTCTCTGTTCCAGACGGCATGGTTTTGTAGAGATTCGCAAGCTTCTCAATCAAAACAGTCAGTTCTTTGTCAAATTGAGATTCGGATTTGCCTTCGAATTTCTCCAGGTTTCCATTCCTGGCATATTCAAACTCGGTACATTTCTCGATATAGGCCTCTTCGATTTCGACAATTTCAGAGGAAGAGAAAAAGATGGGACGAATAGATCCTTGAAGAAAGCATTGGTAAGCGCCTTCAGCAAAGAAAACCGTAGTTTCAATTAAAGCATCGACGAAGTCAATTGCAGAAACCTGTTTCTCGCTAGCACGGACTGCAAAGACTTCGAAATTGCCCAAAGTCACGACTTGACTGTCAATAACTCCGAGCGTAACCATCAAAGATAAGACACGGGAAACTTTTTTGAATGATGGTGAGTTAGTTAGTAGTTTCCAATCGGTCAATCCTGAGATCATTTGATTAAGCCACTCTGGTCGCGCTGAGGAATCCTGAGGTGTAAAATCTGCGAACAAATTTTCAGCAATTCCTTTAAGCTGCGTGGTCAGAGAAGCCTGAGAATGTGTTTTGGCATATAACAACAATACGGAAGTAAATCCTTTTACGGTAGATACTTCACTCAATGCCAAATACAGAGCCACTAGTCCTTCGATCTTGGACATAGCGACATCTGATAATTCCTTCTGCAAAATAGAATGCAAGCCTGTGACAGAACTTAAGGCTTTGAAGGACTGTGGAGAGTAGACAGTCTCCACATCTTTGATCAACTCGAGCTTGAGAGCGAGGATCCGTGAGTATGCGATCTCACAAACGGGACTTGTTTGTTCACTTTCGTCCTTGTTTCCCCCAGTAAAATAAGTATTCATGATTAATTATTTAAGAAAACAAGTCAGAGTGCTCTAAGTTTTTAATATAAAACGAGTTTTAAACAAGTGATAAGAAAGTAGTCATTAACTACCTCAACTAATGGTCAGTGATATTTAAAGGACGGGTATGTGAACGACCCTAGCAATGCGGCAACATCGCTCAAATTATATATGCACCAAAAGTATATTGGAAATTTCTCCTGCGGCGACAAGTAAATACAAACCGAACGACCCAGCTTCTCAATCTAAATCATTTTCCTACTAGTGTTTTCCTCCTGCTGCGGGGACACTAGATAATAAGAATTGTTAGATAGATTGAGGGGGAATCGTCCGCTAAGTAAAAGAAATAGCGAATAATCTAAATTCTCACTTAATTAATACAAGTGAAATATATAGTTAAGTAATGGCATCGATATCGAGCAAATCGATGTTTAACGTTAAATAACTAAAACGATCTATGTAGTACACGATTGTGTACATATTTTATAAACTTACATAGTAGTAAAACGTACAAAATAATAGAGAGGTTCAGTGGTACGTACTGAACTTCAAAGTGCGTAAATTAGATCCGTATCGTGGATGAGACGTATGATAAAATTCATGTGTAGACATGCGTGATGGTAGACGCAAGGTAGTCTATAGCGGGTTAGGAAAGTCGTATTCAAACGACTATACAAAACCGACATATAAACGTACAAATACAACAAACAGATCCTAGAGAGAGAACTCTC